CTCTGAAATCGACATAATTTTTTCGGTACAACGATGAGCGACTTCATCGGGAGTGGACCCGCGATTTTGGGTTGTAACTACATTTACAATCGGGGATTCGTCAATTTTTAAGTCTAAAGTAAACATTACAATTTCTCGCGCCTAACAAGCCCAGTTCTATATGCGTCTGTGTCCTCCAAGGCTTCGCCGTAATTTTTCAATCGCCCAATGGATTCTGCAAATTGAATGTTGTAGTTTTGTAGCACATCAGCCTCACCCTTCATAAAAGTGTAGGCTTCCAACAAGGAACCATACAGCATCGCTAAAGGCGCGTTCGTCGCTAGCCAAGTGGTGCCACTATCCGAACCCGCAGTCAAACTGGTCGGGCGATAGTAATAATGCAGTTCTGCGGTAAACCCGCTATTTGGGGTGGGAGCCAACATAAAGTTTTCAACGTCAAAAAACGCATAGTACCTTGGAGTTCCCGTGCTACTTGGATTCGGGTACGCTGTTTGCAAGAAATTTACATCTTTGTAATCAAGAAAAATGTTTTCGCTACTTGAAATAATGGAAAGACTGTAGGGCGCAAGAAAATCAGACGGGCAATTCAAAAACTTGTTGCTTGAAGTGACCGTGCCGGTTTGATTTCTACGAAATAAATTAAGCTGCACGCTCTTAAAAATGCGCTCTTCGGCCCCTTTTATGAAGGTAGGCAACTGGTTGACAAAAGTAGTCTCTTGGTTCTCAGTGTAATCTTGAATGGCGGTTTTTAAGGTTGCGTATGTAAAACTCATGTAGCATCTCCGCCAATTGTGACCGTCCCAAGAACAGCCAGTCCACGAGTAGCTATACCTCTGTCTGGAAAACCGCCCGCACCTACAGGAACTTCTGTTGGCTCCCTACGATCTGGCCTTGCGTCTTGAAGAGCTTCAGGATCAAAAATTTTGGGAAACGGTTTAAGTTGAGGGTGTTTTGACTCAAACTCATCTTTGCCAACGAGAGAGCCGTTCCACTCTCTCCGCATGTCTTGATAGCGGTATTTCAGACCGGATCTATCAGAGATGGCAAAAGCGTTTTTTCCTGATGCAAATTTAGCCATTTTTAAATCCTAAAATATTGGATTTGAGGCACCACGTTAAAAGATGCTCTATCTCTATCTTCAGCCATTGCACGCTCAAATTCTTCTTCGTAAACCGCTTTCAACATTTGTAAGCGATTTGGGGCGCGTTTCATTGCTATGTAATAAGCAAGACCTGCCGCCAAACAAGGATAAAATCGAAACGGCATGTCTAATGTGTTTACGTATGTATCTGCGTCATCCATGCGTACCAGCGCATCATAATATAGAACATCTGTACTATTGTCTGGCGTAGGCCAAAGCTTCAAATTTGGCGTCGTTTGGCGGTCCAGAAAAAACTGATTTGGCCGACCCGTCGTGCTTTTAGTTGGAATATTTAAATACGTGTCTCTGCTAATTCGTGACATTGTAAAATCAGTGTCACTGCGCCGTACAACAACAGACAAAACATCAATAACATCAGCACCTAGAGTATATGCGCTAGTGCCGGATGTCAAAGCTTGTGTTTTCTGTTTAATAGTCCACTGGTTAAGACCACGGTTGGCCCACTCCGCCAGCATAAGATTTAAAGACCTTTTGGCCGACTTTAGGTCGTAGCCGGTTCGTACCTCTAAGCCACAACGCTCAAAGGCTTCTTCAACGTAATCGGCAACGTCTAGTTCAAAATCTCTGCTGTCGGAGGTAGCCATTATTTGTCCCCATCGTCCGCGTATAGATTATCAAAAATCTGATTTACATCCAGAGTGTAGTCTAAATCAGATTTAGAGTAATGTATATGTTGAGAAGGACGAAAGTCCGGTGCTCCATTTCCTGTTTCGTACCAAGCCGGGTGTGTAACCCTTACACGATTATTAGGTAGCGCCACTATGTTGCCTGTCCATTCTCCGGCGTCAAGCAACTCCAAAACATGACTTTGTTTGTGTTGCGCCGGATCATCGGCTATCTCGTTATCTGTGTAATCGACAGTAAAATAATATTTTGCAGGATAAAAGTTACCGTCAATTTTCGCAAGCCACGGACAAGGCTGGGCTCTGTTAATCGTGTATACGGCATGAGTATGGCTCATACAATCCCAAGGCTGTGCATGATGTACAGCCATTGGTTGCGGCCAGTCCTCCATTTGAGTGTCACCAACCAACGCGGTAATGGGCATTCTTGCCCACATTGCACCTCCGTGTACATTAGGTTCATCTGTGCTGTCGGACTCATATCCCGTAAAAATTACCTGAAAACTTAGGCATCTCATCGGCATAGTTGTGACGGCCACTGCCATTGCGTGCAAAAACTCCCCATGATAACGGTCATGATTGCACGTATATTCTCGGCGTACCCAGCATTTAAAATACTGCGGTAGGCTGCTCTGTAAAAAAGGCATTACTTCGTAACTTTACCGCCACGTTTCATCTTTTTGACGGCGCCGCCTTTAGCCATGCCTTTTTTCTTCATTTCACCGCCATAAGCCATTTTTTTAACAGGGCCACCCTTCATCATTTTTTTGACGGAGCCGCCTTTAGCCATTTTCTTTACAGCACCGCCTTTAGCCATGCCCTTGGCTTTCATTTTATTTCCGTTACTTTTTGTTTTCTTTTTTGTGGTTTTCTGGAAGCCGCCTGCCCCCAAATTTACTCGTGAATTTGACATTTTACTCTCCTGCTAAGTTCTCGAAACAGAGCCACTTGTATATTTTTTTCTATCAGGCAGTATTGCGCCGCAGCCCCTTGCAACAATTCCACCATTTCCTAAGTTTTGTACCTTGGCCTCTTTGGTATTTGCCACTACCGTTTTTCCTTTTTTGCCTTCTCTTTTTTTCTTTCTGGCGGTTGCGGCTCTTTCCGTTTTTGAAAGGCTTTCAGCTTTAGCCCGTGGTAGGCATCTGTCAGGATTTTTTTTATCCTTTGATGTGCCACACGGACCTTTAATATTGCCAGAGCTATCAATTCGTACCCAGTCTTGCTTCAGCCAATCTTTAAGTTCACCCATCTAACGACCCTTTCTTTTTCCGCCCTTGGCTTTTTTGGCGTAGTTTGGATCTTTGCAATATTTAGAAGCCGCTAAATTTGCGTATGCCGATGGATATGTATCAAATGTGCGTTGAGCCCACGCCTTGCCTTCGGGACAGATTTTACTGCCTTTGCTTTTTGATGAAGCTTTTTTTGATTTACGACTATAACTCATTACACAAACTTATTTGCAATTGCAGTCGCAACTATAAGCAATGCTATGCCCCAAAGGCGAGTATCAAACTTATCTAACTGTTTTTGAATATCGTTATATCTTTGGGCACACTCTTCTTCGTGCTTTTCAAGTCTCTCTAAAATCTCTGCTATTTTCATTTTACCAAGCCTTGCATGACCAATATCTGGCTGTAAATTTATCTTTTGCAGTGTCACAACTGTGACGAGCACGAAAATTAGAACGACGACCCGGCTGGTCTTTTTTGATGGACATATTCGGATCACCAAATCTTACAATCTTAATTTCCTTGCCTTTCTTGGCGAGAACTGCGCTTTTTTTTGATTTACCGGGGGTTCTTTTTGGTTTGTTAAAACCGGCAAATGTCTCGCCTCTGTATTTAATTCTGCCAGAGGGAAGTCTTTGAACATCTGCTGTGGTCGCCATAATTACTCCTAGTCAAAGTTTTTACGAAGATACATGATTACCGTGTAAGTATCGGCGCTGGTATGCCCTACGGTAGTAAAGTTAATGTCGCCTGTTTTACCGGATCCCGCATTGTTTGGCAGACCACCAAAAATAGAATAATCATGGTGGCCGCTTTGATTTTCGCCAAGCTCAATGCAAAAAAGGTCTGAGGTAGCATCAAATAGAATTTGCACTTTCATGCCAATGCACTGCCACCAAAGCTTTTCAATCACTACTCCGGTGCAAGTGTCTCCATCCGTGCTGGTTTCCAACGCAGAAACGTCTACCTTGGTTACGGCACTTTCTCCAGTGCCGTCTGAAACATTGGTAAATTTGAGAACGGCAAACTTGGGACCATCTACAATGGTCTGTGATGCAACTGCGTCAGCCATATTTGCCCCCTACTATGCTATCTGAACATATTCAATGATAAAGGTGAATGAACCAGCAGTGGTTGCATCAACAGTATTAGTGATGTTGCAGAAGATAGTTCTTTCAGCAGAAGTGTACTGAACAGAAGCAGGAGCCGTAGTACCGCTTTGGGTTTGCGTAACCAAAGTGGTAGTTGTTACGTTGTGCTCAACAACAGTTGTGCCGCCGTCCAAAATTTCATCAGTCACTGCCGCAACAATCTGTGCACCAGAACTAGTAGTACCAACTTCGTAACCAATGTCACCCGTGCCGATTACCGGCGAAACGTCACAAAAAATCTTGATGTCTGTAATAATCGTGTTAGCGGGCTGAGTGAACTCGCCAATTGTTGGGCTATCACCTGCGGTAGTGTTCACAGTAACACCCGTGGCAAACCCAACATGCTTCACAAATTTATTGGTAATAACGCCTGTTGAGGCAATAGAAGATGTCTCTGTTACCGCGCCAGTGCTGGCGTTTTTTGAAATTACTTTAAAACCGTTTTCTGAACGGACGGGACCGTTAAAAGTCGTATTAGCCATTTGCGTCTCCTGTCTTGGCTAGTGTCAGTCGTCCTATA